CGGAGGTGGGCCGTACCCTGGGATGGGGACGATTAGGGGATCTATCCCCGACCCGCATCGAGGGCGATCAAGATTTGTAGGCTAAAAATAACACGCTTTCCCTGTCGTCGTATGTCGTTGTCATCGTATGTAGTCGTAGATCCGTTTCTTCGTCGATTTTATCTTCATCTCTTTATGCTTTCGTCGTCGCTCTCGTCTCTCTCTCGGAGCCGTGACAGCCCGTCACGCTCGCCGGCCGCCTCTCTCGCCCTCATCCGCTTCAGGTTCTCCGCAACGGTCGCCTTCGGATATCCGACCGCTTCGCCTATCGCCCGGAGGGACGCGCCCGCCCGGGCCATCCTCGCCACCTCTTCCAGAGCCGCCGGATTATCCGCAAGCCTCGGCCTCGTCAAACTGGCTTTAGTTACCTTCGGCTTTATGGACTTCGCGGCAGCCCCGCCACTGGCGGTTTTGACTTCGGGATTTACACCCATAAATTCCCATGTTGTTATCTCCACCGCCGGCAAAAGGAGGTCATGAACATAAGCCTTCAAGGTTATACCTCTCTTCGCCGCTTGGATACTTAACGCCGTATGTACTTCGGGATCTAGTTCTACTCGGCCGGACTTCATGACCTCCAGAACGACGCCACGGGGGATAAGCCCTTCGACCGGAGAGGATCGAAAGCCAGAAGGTAGTTTAACCCACCCCGCCAAAAAGACGGGCCTTAAAACTTAAAATAAAAGCTCATTATAATAACGGCCCGAAAGCCTGATATCCCATCCGCCAAAATGGCAATCTGGATTTTATCCCGCGTGGCTGGTGGGGGCCGGATGCACTCCGGCCCCTTTGTCCCTATCACCGTTTAGCGCCCTTCTTTCGGTTCGTCCTCCGAGAGACCACCCGGAGGTTCCGCCGGCTATTCGAGCCGCCCCGGGAGAGAGGGACCTTATGATCTACTTCTCGGCCGTCCCCCTTCCTGACTCGGCCCTCCTTCTCCATCATCCGCCGCGCCTTGTTTCGAGCGTCCCGCCGCTTGATTTGTTCGGGTTTGCCGTGATACTCTCGATACTCCTTCTTATAGTCCCGCTTCCGTTTCGTTGACTTAGATTTTGCCTTCCGCTTGATCATCGGCCTCACGCCTCAATCGACAGTATCAAACGGCACCGGCAGTTAGCGACCTCGAAAGCCGGGCCGTCCCCTGGGAACATGACGGGGACTCCTCCGGTAGCTGGGAAGGGTTCGTTTATCCGGACCGTGATCCCGTGCCGCGCCCGGTGGTGGTCTCGGCTCCGCTCGTCGCCCATGCAGATCCAAGTTTTGTGAGTGTACCCCTTCTCGATGCCCCGCTCCAGAGCCGAGCCGTTCCGAGACTTCGTCCTCTCAGTCCGGATGATCGTCCGGACCCTCGACGGAGCACAAATCGCCGACTCCCTCAGCATCCGCTCAGCTTGATCCGACGGGACCCAATGGGTAGACATGAACCTTTTGAGGAAGTTGATATCGGTCGAGGTCATGTCCTTCACGAGCCGATCGTTCAGCCCGTGAGCTATAAAATATTGTTTAGCCTGTTCGTGAGGTAGCTCTTCGACAACAAGAGGCCAGAACTTAGCGTTTTTCCTCGCCAGCTCTCGCCGTAACGGTTGCCAAAAGCCGTAAGTGACGTAAGCGGTCCCCGTCGGAGACGTCCCGGCGAGGGCCTTCGCCTCATCAAGGCTCCGCGTGTCGAAGTAGCCGACGGCCACCAGGAAACGCATGTAGAGCGGGATCGCCCCTCTCAGGATCCCGACCCCCTCATCGATCACCGGCCCGCCTCCGTCGAGACGAGATCAGCCAATGCCGCCCGGAGCCGGCCAACCGCGTCGACGACGCCGGCCGTATCCCGGATCGTGGGGATGTAGACGAGCGGCCCCCGGATCGTTCGGATCACCGTCTCGTCGGCGAGGACGACCTCATCGAATCCGAGCTTCAGCTCCGAGGCCGGCGTCGATGGAGGGGACGCCGCCGCTAGGACCTCGCCGACGAGACGGTCGAGGACCCGGACGGTACCCGCCGACGAGATCTCTTCGCCCTCGTGGATCACGGCTCGGCCCGTCGCCAGGACCTCGCCGCCTCGGTCGAGCTTCGGGACGGGCTCGCCTTCCGTCACGACCTCCCCGGGAAGGATCCCGGTCTCCAGCCCCGCCAGGACCTCGCCGCCTCGGTCGAGCTTCGGGACGGGCTCGCCTTCCGTCACGACCTCCCCGGGAAGGATCCCGGTCTCCAGCCCCGCCAGGACCTCCCCGGGAAGGCCCGGAAGGCCGCCGCCGAGCCGAGGGAAGCCCACAAACGACCGGACCAGGGCCGCCCTATCCTCGACCGCCTCGCCGCCGTCCTCGCCGCCGCCAACGTGAGGAGGCGAGGTCGAGGCCCGGTCCGGATAACCGAGACTCTCGGCAACGCTTACCGGGACCTGCTGGACTTTTGCGGGCTCCATAAGGTCCTGATCGGCCTGGACCATGCCCGAATATTCGACGGGCGAAAACGTCGTTTTGCCGTAGAGGTCGAGGATCATGGGGGCGAAGTCGGGACGGGCTCGCCAAAGCGTGACGACCTCGACCTCCGGCTCCTCCTCCTCTCCTCCCTCGACGCCGGCCTCGGAGCCCGCCGCCACGATCGAGGGAGCCCCCAAAGCCCCGGCGAGAGCGGCCCCCACCGCCACCACGACCTTCTCGGCGATCGCCCGGACCCGCCCCTCCCAGCCGGCGAGCTCGTCACGAACGGCCCGGGCCGTGTCGGCCGTCGCCCCAGTTTTGGCCGCCACCTCGCCGAGCCGTATCACGATACCGAAAAGATGGTTGTCGATCCTGACTCCGAGGTTGTCAATCGAGTTGTGGATCCCGGCCAACGCCACCCCGACGATTTTGAACTTCGGCCTTTCGCTGTCGTCGAGGTCGACCTCGACCTCGGCGTCGGCGTCGGTGATCGGCGTCGGATCGACCTCGACCTTTGGCTCCTCGACCTCGACCTCCGGCTCCTCGGAGCCGTCCGGCCCCCGAATCAGCCTCATAGCCCGGCCGACCGCGTCGAAGCGGCGCGCCAGATAGTCCAGGAAGGCCGCCACGACCAGCAACCCGGCGAATATCGCCAGACCTAGCGGGTTGCACGTCACGACCGCGTTGAAGAGCCATACAACCGCCTTAAGCAGCCTTAGACCCACTGTCAGGGCCCGATCTATCCCGGCCTTGACGAGAAGGGCCGTGCGGACCATCTGAGCAACCACGACAGCCGCCGCCGAGCCGACCGAGACGGCCGCCAGCGTATAAGATATGACCTCCATCTCGCGAGGGTACTCTTCCGCCAGCTCCGAGAGGCGCGTCATGTAGGCCGCGGCTTTGCGGAGGTAGGGCTCCGAAGCGTCGTCGTATGCTTCTCTCATTTTTTCGAGAGCCATCCTCAGCTTGACGGCCGGGGACGCTGCCGGATCGAGCCCCGCGTTAGCCTCTCTCATCATTTCGAGGCTCTCTTTCATCCCGACGTAGAGGTCGACCTGCCTATCAGAGGCGTTCCGAAGCTCCGGGACCGCCGCCCGGTAGCGTTCTCGCAGCTCGGCGACCTTCTCGTTGCTCAGCTGGTAACCGGGGATAATCCCGTTCAGGGCCTCAGCGTTCCCGCTAATGAACGATTCGAGAAGGCCCGAAGCTTCGCCGAGAGTCTTCGCGTTCGTGTTGACAGTGCCGGATATGGCGATCGTCCTCTCCAGCTCCTCAAGAAACTCGGTCTGGAGGGCTTCGGACCCTTTGACCGACCCGGACCCCGCCATCAAGGACGCAGCTTGAGCCCTCTGAGTCCTAGAAGAGTAGTCGACATCGCCGCCCTCTTCAACCCACGACGTGTAGGTCTCGGCGGCTTCAGGGGTGGCCGCCCGGGCTTGGATCGACCCGACCAACTGTTTGTACTCGCCACCGGCGAGGGCCGAGAAGCCCGCCGCAGCTCCGATCGCCGCGACTTTTGACGCGCCACCCTGGAGAGATTTGAGCTTCGAGGTAAGGCTCGGCCCCATCCTCGTCAGAGACGCCCCAAAAGTCGATAGCGACGACCCGGCCCGGTTCGACCTCGTCGCGGCCCGGTCGGCCGTCGCCGCCAGCTTCAGCAGAGGAGGGACGGTCCCGGCGGCCGCCGAAGAGGCTCGTTGCATGTTCGTCGAGGCCCGGCCGACGGCCGCCGCAGCCCGGTTGATCGGCGAGGATGCCGCGTCTCTCAGCTCGAAATCTCGCCGAACCGCGGCCTCGATCCGGAGCGTATCGGCTCGGATCTGCTTTAGCTTCGCCACGGCTCCCCGGGCCGCTTCTACTCTGATCAGAACGTCCCGGAACCTCGCCACAGCTACTCCTCGCCCCCGCCGTCGGGACCGTCGCGGATTTCTTCGAGGACGGCCTCGATCGTCTCTAGGCGAGCCAAGACCTCCGAGAGGTCGAAGGTCGAGGCGATCGTACCGAGACTATCCGCGGCGTTCCCGATATCCTCGGCGGCAGCCTCGAAGGTCTCGGCGGTGGTGGTGAGGCTCGTTATGATCGTGTCGAGCCTCGCCCGGAAAGTGGGCCAAAACTTAGAGCCGACCATCTCAAGCCTCCCCTCCCTCTCCCTCGCCGGCCGGAAGCTCGCCCTGGAAGATCATGATCTCGATCTCCCCCTCGGTCGTCCCCAAAACGACGGCCCGGAGCTCCGCCCCCTTCGGAACGTACTGATTTACGACGCTTCTCAGCGGGTTCGTCAGGTACAGACCCGGCGGAGGAAGCTCGCGCCACTCACCGCCGATCTTCATCTCGAAGCCGAGCTCCCCATCGAAATCGACCGACGCCGCAACCACGACCGACACCGGGACCGCCGACGAGACCGAGACGAACCCCTCCGTCTCAGTGGTCTCGTCGTCGAGGACGGCCTCGATCGGCGTCGGGGATATGGGCTCCGTGGCGTCCCGGATCGAGGAGATCGCCTCCTCGACCCAGATCACGCGCCGCGTGATCTCAGATTGCCAGCTCTTCGGGAGGGCCATCTATCCCCGCCCCTCCTCAGAGCCCGTAGGCGTCGATGAAGCCCGCGATCGTCGAACCGGCAACGTCGATATGGATCGTCCCGTCGGGCCTGATGAACCTCGCCGTCTCCAGGGGTCCGAGGACGACCTCGGCCGCCCCGCCCGCGCACGAATAGACGAGGTCGCCGAGAGCCCGGCGGAAGGCAGGCTCCCCGGTCCCCGCCTTGACGGTGATCGTGTCCTCGGCCGTCGCCGCCGAGAGGTGGAACGCGATAATCACCCGCTTGAACCCGGAGACGTCGACGACGTGATCGTTTCCGATGTCGATCGCGTCCTTCGCCTCGGCGGCCGCGAAGCCGCCCTTCATCTCGTTAACGAGTATCTCAGATCTGGTCATCTTCTATCAGTCCCCCGAAGCGATGGCGCAGTTCAAGACGACGAGACAGGAAGGATCGACGACCTTCGCCCCGTAGACGTGCAGCCCCCGGAGAGCGTCAGCGAAAAACTTCTCCGGCCTGTAGGCCTCGACGTCGTTTACGCTATCGGCGAAGGTGCACGCCCGGGCCGTCCCGGCGATGACCTGAGAGGCGTCCCCGTCGACGGGAACGTTGTTGCTCTCCAGGATGTCGAAGCCGTAGAGCCTCGCCACCTGACCGTTCCTCATGGCCGGCTCGACCCCGGACCACCCGACGTTTCTCGTGATGAGCCCCTCCTTGAGGAGGACCCCCGTAAGCCAGGGAGGGACCACCAAAAAGCGGCCCTCGGCGGGGACGTTGGCCTCGTCGAGCTTGGTCTTGAGGTCGATGATCGCGTCGTTGGCGAGCGTCTCGGAGAGATCAAACTCGATCGGCGAGGCGACCGTCCCGACGTTGGCCCCGGCCCCCGCCACCATGACGCCGGCGACGTGCTGATCGGCGACGTCTCCGAGCCTGTAAGCCGCGTCCTGAGTGGCGCTCTCCATCAAAGACACCTGCATCTGTGCCTTGTCTATGTCCTCGACCCTGAAGTTGAAAAATTTGGCCTGAGTGATCTCTAGCACCGTCGAGGCGTCGTCGAGCTCTTCAGGGTCGCCGATCCCGGTGACCTTGTTGTAGTTATCGATGGTGATCGGCCCGTGAGAGACGATCCGAACGGTATCGCCCTTCCCCTTGATATCGCCTTCGTAGTCGCGGTTGATCACGCCAGACTGAGCGTACACCAGCGACTTTTGCAAGCTCTGGAAGATCTGAGCCGCCCATACTTCGGCGATGAAGTTGCTTATAGCCATGCGCTATTTACCCCCACTCTATACAGATTTTTCAAGCCTGGTTAAGGCTGCCGTCTTTGAGCTGAGCCTTGATCTGATCCATATTCTTTATGATATCGTCAGGGCTCATCTTCTTGATGTCGGCGCGCGTCAGGGGCCGTTTTGCCCCTTTGGGCGGGTTGGTCCCCGTCCCCACCTTCGGGCCCGGGCCGAGGCTCTTCTTCAGCTTCTCGGCGTCCCGGAGGAGGCTCTCGTCGTCGGAACCCTTGAGCCGCGTCGCCATCGAGGCGGGGAGCCCCGCCTTCTTTGCCGCCCGGATCTTTGCCCTCAGAGCTCCCCGTCGGCCCTCGGAGCCGTCGGCGTCACCGGCCCGCTTCCGATCCCCCCGCCTCCCCGTCGACTTGGAGGAGGAGGCCGCCGCCTTCTTCAGCTTCGCTAGTTCCGCCTTCATCGCGGCGTGCTCGTGCTGGAGCGTGTCGTAGTCGGCAAACTTCGCCTTCTGACGGTCCAGCCTCTTTTGCACAAGTCGGTTAACGTCTTGTGCGCTAAACTTCTTATCCCCTGGTGCCATAGTGGCTACACCTACCGGATTTTACGCTTCCGTAAGCTATGTCAGATTGATGACTGTTAAAGGAAATGGAGTGCATCCTCGGCCTTCTCCTTTTTGATCTCGCCGAGCTCCCAGAGGAGATCCTCCTCGGAGGCGTCGGGGTCGAGTCGCGCCAAAGCGCTATACGTCGAGGTGAGCCCCGTCGTCTTCCGAGCCCCCTCGACTTGAGCCGCCTCGACGGGATCGGCCGGAAGGCCGCTCCGCCATTCGACCGTGAGGTTTTCGAGGAGCTCGGCCCCCGGCCACCTGGAGGCGACCTCCAGCTCGGCGACGAGGCGGAGGGCCTGGAGGATCGGCCGGCGCGCCCTTATCCTCAGCCTCGCAACTTTCGCCAGCGTCGGGATAGCAAGCCGCTTCAAAGCAGAGCCCGACTCGGCGAGGCCGTTCTTCGTATCCCCCAGGAGGGCTGGCGAGATCTCGCCGATCGCCATAAGCTCGGACTTGATCTCCTCGATTTGGCTGAAATTCGAGGAGAGGCTCGCATCCCACGTCAGATAGACGGGGATCGGCTCGCCCTCCCTCACCGGCAGGTAAACGCCCCCACCGATCGCGATCGAGGCGGCCGGGTTCGGGACGCGCCGGCCATCGACCCAAATCTCGTTCGGGACGGCCTCGCCCGTATCGGGATCTATCCCGACGATCGACTCCGGGCCCGCCATGTTCGGATCCGAGAACTTTTCGAGCGTCGAGCTTACGTGCGAGAGCCGGAGCTCGAGTTCTCGGACCATCGACTCGATCCCCCGGAAGTCGTCGAGCCCGAACACCCCATCCGAGCGGAGGAGGCCGGCGAGCGGGACGATCAGGAAGTCGGAGACGCCCGTCGCCTCCTCGGCCGCCATCCCCCCGTACCTTTCGAGGGCCGCGATGGGGAGCTCCGAGACGATCTTTGCGCCCGTATCGAGGCGGAAGAGCCGATGCTGGATAAGCCCGGGCTTGTGGATCTCAGCCCTCAGATAGCGCCGCTCAATATGGTCCTCGAATTGAGAGAAGTCGTAGGCGATGACGTGAGCCTCGACGGCCCGGGCGTCGTCGGGACTCACGACCGGGAACCAGTACCGGGGATCTATCCTTTCGACGATACCGCCCCGCCCGGGATCAAACCGGACCTTCAGGACGGCGTTCCCGTACCTCGAAATGTCGATGAATAGATCGTAGATCAGGAGGTCGAAGTCGGCCGCCTCGGCGATCCGGTCTATCGTGGCCTGGTTGTCGGCGAAGAGCCGGAGCGGGCTTGCCAGGTCGGCGATTAGGGTCGCCGACCTCTTAAACCAGTTTGTAACGATGTGAGCCCACTTACCCGTAAGGCCCGGGAACGCCGCCCCGTGCTCGTCCTCAAAAAGTAGCGTGCATCGGTCGTATCGGTCGAGCCTCGCCCGCTCGTCTTGAGGAGGCCAAGGCCGGCCGCTCTCTAGGAAACTTAAATCAGTTAAGACGATGACAACCCCCCCGGGTTGTACCTGAAGATGTAGTTTGCGGCATATCGCAAGGCGTCGAGCAAGTCGTCGCCCTCCTTGACGGGCTTGTCATCGCCCCGTTCGGTGGCCTTGGGGTCCCATCGGTAAGCCTCGATCTCCTCGATAAGCCGGGGACACGCCGGCCCCACGATCTTCAAGGCCCCCGTCGAGAGGGCCGAGGAGACCCGGCCTATCCCGTCCAGGACCGAGTTATCGGCGCCCCGGACCCTCTGGACGCCGTCGGCCCGAAGCTGGAGGATGAACGACTTCGCCGAGGGATCGGCGAGGATCGCCACCGGGAACTTCCCCCCCAGGAAGCCCCGGAGGTCCTTCGAGAGCCTGGCGTTCGTCCGATCGCTCTCTCGATACTCGCCGAAGACGTACCAGCAGCCACCCCACCGGCCGAGCTTCAAGAAAGCCGTCGGATGGGTCGCCCCGTAGTCGATACCGACG